CGCTCCTATTTCATTTATTTGAGCTGCATGGTCTTGTACTTTCGCTTGAACCTCAGCTGAATATTTTCCCACATCTCCACTAAATTGTTGAAGTTTAGCTGCGTATTCTTGATTTTCCTTTTGAAGCTTTAAAGATGTTTCTTGCTGTGCTTCTGTAGAATCTATCTGAGCTTGCTGTGATGCTTTTTGAGCATTTATCTGAGCCTGCTGAATTGCTTCTTGCAACTTGGCTTGATATTCTACATTTTCATCGTTAAATATATTAAGTTGATTTTGCACAGACCCCGAATATGCTTGTATATAAGTAGAAATCTTTTGTAATTGGGCTTGAGCTAATTCTGTATCTTCTTCATTCTGTATAAAATCTCCAGCTAACTGAAACCATGTTTTATAATCTATATTTTCATCATCAAAATCATAATCTGCCGTAGTCCAAGTGCTATCAGTCATATCAACAAGGGATGTAGCTGAATCTGGAATCGTTGGTGCTGTATAGGTAGGCGCAACCCCAGCATTTAAAATAGCTGTTGAAGAAACTGTTGTAGAAGCAACATCTGGAAGTGTAAAACTCGGTACAGATGGAGACGCCGGTGAAATTGAAATTATTGATAAGTCTGAAATACTTAAAGTAGCTGGTAATGCTTCCCTTGCATCAGATATCATTCTGATTAACAACTTACATGTAGCACCTAAAACAACTGCATATTCTGCATTGTCTGGGAAATTGGTTATATCGGAGGCATCATAAGTAACCGAAGGATAAGCAAACCTGAGTATATGTATAGGATCGTCACCATCAGGTGCCGGCAATACATATAGGTCACTGCCTTTATAATAAAATACCGGGTCTCTGCCATTACTGTCAGTAAAAAATATACTACCTGAATCTGCTGTAGCTGCTGACATACCATAAGGTATTTCATTAGCATACCTACCATTTCTGGTAATATTCAATATACGCATATTAGCAACTGAAAACGGGTTAGATGTATCGGTAGCTAAACTAGCGTTTCTAATTAATAGATTTGCAGGTAATGCATCAGCGACTTCTCGTGCTGTTGCTGTTAAGTAATCATTTAAGGCAGTGGTATCTGCGCTTAAGTTTATTCCTGCTAGGTCTTCTATTTGTGTCTGAAATGACATTTATTTTCCTTTAACAATAGGTGGGAGATTGCTCCCCCACCCTAATTGTTGTTAACCTGCGTCTACCGTTGCTTTTGTTGAACCATTACAGTACCAGTTTGTACCATCACAAAGAATATCAATCGTATCATTAATTGCGCCTGCATTTAATGTAAGAGATGATACTGTTTCATGTATGTCTCTACCGGTTTGTGTTGCGTGGTCAGTACCATAACTACCATGGTAGTATATTTTACTTGCACCACCACTTATCACATGCTCACTATCATCGCCAGATATAACTTGGCAACCAAATCCTTTAAAAGAACTTGAAATAGTAGGCAGCGTAACAGTAACTGCTCCGCCAGATAGGATAAATGACTTTCCATTGTCAGCTTTTCCAATTGTAAAACTTGCAGTTTTACTCGGAACAGCAGCGTTTGAGCCCTTAATATAAGGTCTTGCCATAATTAGCCCCCTTAATCAGTTATCTTGAATATCTTATGAGATTCAATCAGGGTTAATCCAAGTCCTTCATCAGACATGTACTGGTCTTTTACGCCATCGTAGGCATCATCTGTTTTAACATTCGCCTGATAAACAGGTGGACGATAAACAGAATGGAACAGGTTTTCATCTGATACGACTACCATATATTTATTATATGGGCCACGAAGTGCGGGTGTCGGTACCATATGAATAACTCCATGAGGAGTTTCCAGTTGACGGTAATTGAAGCCCAAAGAATTTCTTTCAGATGGGCCTATATCAATATTCCATGCAGAATTACCTGCAAGACCGGAAGCACCGTCCAATTTCGACCAGTAACTCATGGCACCGGCACCGCAAAATGCTATCTTAGCTCCGCTTTCAGGAACGTATTGGAAAACTTTTTCCATATCATCCACGAAATCGCCGTAGCCATAAGTAGCTTCAGATACAGTGAATACACTTTGGTCATCACCAGATGTATCACCATATTTGATAACTGCGGTTACAAGTCCCATTGTAGTACGAACTCTGTTACTGTTTGCGTCAGTTCTTCCGCCATCTGAAAAAGATTCAGATGAAGTTCCGTCACGAGAGTCAGCTAGTCCAGTTCCAATTGGGGAACCACCAAACAAGAATGCTTTTTCTTTCTGCATCTTGTGTTCTTGTGATTTCTGTAATCTCAAACGAGCAAGCTCAGAAGATTCGCCACGAAGTGCGGCGGCTTCTAATGTCCCGGTGATTTCCAGAGGTGTTTTGAAAATCTGTGTGCTATTCCACACGACTTTCAGTTCGTCAGCCCATGCATTAGCAGCAACTGTACCTTCGCCATGTGCATTACCGACAACGATGAAAACATCGTTATCTGCAACGTCAATAGCTGAGGTTCCAAGATTTTTGAATTTAATCGTGTCACCATCTGTTACAGTTGTTATTACTACATGTCCACGTAGTGTAGCTTCGGTAGTATCCCAGACTTCACATTCGAGTCCAAGATAGCTACTATCTGCTGTGGCGGGTAAGCCAACAATTCCATCGATATCCATGTCGTCTGATTCAGTATCATCAGCGGCTTGGGCAGCAAGGTTTTCATTTGCTACGAAACGTTGGTTTTCCCATGGGTTTCTATGTTCAAACATTTTGAACAAGGGGTCAGTGGGAGTACGAGTTTCTCGACTAGCGACTACCGTAGTAAACGGCGCCACATCAGTCCATAGTTCTTTTACAACTTGAGGGCTAATGTAGAAATCTCGTCGATCAGTATATAGTACTCCAGACCCGGTAAGGTTTGCAATAGCCATAATTAACTATCTCCTAACTTTACTATGAGCAAGTAAAGCAGCATTGAACATATCGGCGTCATTGGGTTCAGGGTTAGCCGTACCAGTCTGCACTGCAGTCGTAGTAGGTATCTTTAACGCCTCGGCCTGTTGGTTATATTCTGCCATTTTCTGATTTACTTGTACTTGCTTGGGTGTGGGAGCGTTCGTTAGATCAAATAGCTTCGCAAGAATATCTAGTGAAACATTTCTAGGATCAGAAGCCCAGTTAATGAATCCACTAGCTTTTTGGTCAGTCCAGTTGTAAGCACTTCTTACATGATTGTAAGCTTGTGATACCATTTGCTGTTCCTGTTGTTGTGCCATCATCGATTCAGTTTCCTGTAATCTTGAATACTCAAGATTCTTCAGGTAATCATATCGATCATCGACAAACCTTTCTTTTTGAAGTCTAAATTTAAACGAATCACTCTCAGGATCGTTATATGCGTCAACCTCGTTGTAATTAAGCGGCTTTTCGGGAGGCATAGGCTCCTTCAATGAATCATCTTGTGGCTGTTGATGTGTTTCATTGGACAATGATTGTTGCTGCGGTTGTTGAGCAAGAGCTGATTTATACATATCCAGTTCTTGCGCCATACGAGCATTATCATTCTTGGCTTTATCTGCCTGTGATTGCCAATAAGCCATTCTTTGAGGGTCGTCTTTTCCCAATGCTTCTTCTTCTGTTTGAGCTTCAGCAACTTCACTGCCCTGTGCAGTTTGAACCTCTGGTTGTTCCACGGTTAGTGGGGCTTGGGTAATTGAAGGCTCAGGACGTACATTGGGTTGCTCATCGGTAGCAAACAGACCATTCTGTTGTCCTACTTCTGGGTTCTGAGTCTCAGCATTACTTGCGGTTTGGTTTTCCATTATTCCTCCAATGGGATTATTTCGTTGTTTGAAGCTTCTCGCTCAGCAACAACACCTTTAACCTTCTTTAATTCATCTTCAGTTCGTGATTTATAAAGCTGGGTAGCCATATCAGCACGGTTAGATGATTCTTTCAGGTCTGACTTGAATTTTTCTACTTCTACACGCTGTCTCGCATGTACCAACTCACGCTGGGCTGTCTGCAAGTCTCCAGACAAATCTTTTATCTGTTTCTGTTGGCTGCTAACCTGTGACGTAAGCTGTTTCATTTTACTGGAACGATTGATTACGCCTTCCATATCTGCAACTTCTGTCTGCTTTAATACTTCAATCTGGTCAATAAGTCCAGATTTATATAATTCCATATAGTATTCAAAGCGGGCAAACCGGTTAGACGGTAATGTGGAACCAGATACTACCACAATATCGTATTTGCCAACCGTTACATCATTAAGCCTACCTAGAAACTCTCCTGAGATATTATCATACATAGGCTCATTAATTGTTAATTGTTTAGGTTTATTATTGGGCTGCAGAAGGCGAATAACCTTTTGGGTATTATAAGTAGCCTGAATAAAGGCTACTACTACTCTTGCCAATTGATTTAATCCTTCTTCAATATCATCTCTTTTACTCTTAATCCTTCTCTGTCCATATTCATCAAGAGCAA